AGACCTGATGTGTGTTGGTAAGCACCAGCCACCCAAGTTTTAATAGAAGCACCAGCTGTATTTACTAAAATCATTGGTGTAGTGTCTAATAAACTATTGGCCCACTGAAAAATTCCTTTTAAATTTTGTGAACCATTCATATAAAACCAAAAAGAAATAGTTACTTCTACATCACTATCAGAAGACGCTAAAATTCCACCAGTTGAAGTTCCATCTAAATCAGCTATAAAATAATCATCAACACCATCAAATGTGAAACTATTTGCATTTGTGAAACTTGCGGCAGTTATAGCTAAAGAACGATTCTCGAATTTTCCACTCGCTAACGTATAAGTAACTGTGTAAGAATTTATTGAAGACGTAGAAAGCGTTATTTCACCCGTTGAAGAGTTAATACTTAAACCTTCTGGCGATGCTGTAAACGTTCCGCCTGAGTCTCCTGTTATCGTTGGCGTTGGGTTTGTTCCGTCTTGTGCGTAGCTACTAGCAGAATAACTAAAAGCGGCAGACTCTGACTTAGTAGCTCCTGATGGAATGTAAAATAATCCGTTTATTTTTTTAGGGTTAAATATTATTGACATCTCTTTTAAATTATTGGTAAGTTACAATTATCATAATTAAACGGTATTTTAAGTCCGATATTCATCCCCCATCCTGTTAACTCATCCTCAAATCTTTCAGTAAAGCTAGTCATTGTTGATGAACGTACTAATTGAACTTTTAACCAATTTGAGTTATTTGTCGTTGAGGTCTTTTGCTCAAAATATCCTACTAAGTCAAGTAATACCTGACACATATCTGACTTTACATCGTTCTCGTTGCTTTCGTCTTTTTTAACTAAGTCCATTGCTAAAACGTTAAAATTCCAAGTAAAAGTCCCGTCTCCTAACGTTGCGGGTTGGTCAACCACCCAAAATAGTGGATAGTTAAAATCTAACAATTGATTATGTTCAACTATTTCCCACAAATCGCCATTGCCAAAGTTTTGAATTTGCTTATGTGCTGAAGCAAAATCAGAAAATTCTTTTAATATTTGATTATAAGTCAATATCATTTTTTAGCGTTGTTATATTCGTCTCTCCAACAATAAGAAGAACCAGCAGAACCTAAATAGTAGCTCGTTTGAAATGCTGTTTTCCTAGGGTTTAAATCGTCTGAGTGTTCTTTATACTTAGGAAATAAATTATCGTTATCACATAAAAAGTTAATTAGTCTTGCTTCTCTCTCTTCTGCTTTGTTCTTCCATTCGTCACGCAAAAATTGTAAGTCTTGATAACTTATCGGTTGACTGTTTTCACTCGATTTAGTTGCAACAGACTTATTTCTATACTTAAACAACATAGACGTTGAACATTCGTAAACAGTCCATTGAGCCATCGCTGGAGCAATATAGTTGTCTAGCAAATTAGTCTCATCTGAGTTTAACGTTCCCCCTGTAATCTTTGCTTTTAAATCATCATATAAAGGAGTTCCTAAAATAGGATGGATTCTTAACTCTTGACAGTCTCTAATTGACGGTAAAATTAAACGCATATCAACATTTTCGTCTATTAAAGTTGTGTTCTTAACATATGCTTCTGATATAAATAAAACTGCCATAATTTATCTTTTTAATCTTACTACTTGTTGTTGCCATATATGACGACAAAACGGTGTCGTCTTTCCTGTCTCTGGGTTATTATACCAACCGCCTCGCTTCGTGAAAATAGATATTCCCGTTTGACCGAAATCGTTAGTTAACAACTCTAATTGCTGTAATGTGTAACGTTTAGTTGTTGCTAATAACATCATTTTTCTGCAAAAAGGTCTACTTTCTGTCTTTAGTGGTGGTGCGTCTGGTCTTTCAATATATTGATAAACAATAAAAATCTCATCTTGAGGCTTTTGTATTGTTTCTTTAGCGTCTGGTGTCGGTTTAAAATCTTTGTCTAATGCTTTTGCGTCTACTAAGTTTGAGACCGCTTCGCTAATATCACTTACAGGAACGTTTAAACCTTTGCTTAATTCAGTAATTGGTAAGTCTGGAGTTTTAATTAATAACCTTAAAACGCTTTTTTCTAACTCGTTTAATACTGTTGTTATAGCGAAAGACTCTTTTCTTATCTGCTCCTCATACATTTTAGCGTCTTCTAAAGACGTTATTGGATTAATGTAAGTATCTAACACCTCTAAGTCAGTTTCATTGTAGCCAGTGTCTTTTAGTTGACTTAAAATTATATCGTCTAAACTACTTTTTAATTGTACTTGCTGACCAACTTCTAAAGGTGCTAAACCTATTTTCTCTCTAATCTCATCTGGAGTCATTACGTTAACAACTGTTTGCTCACTAAATTGTCTTGTTACTGGCTCTATCTTAACAATATGAACAGGACTTCCTACAATACCGTTAAAGTTAAGAATTGAGTTGATTAACTCGTTAAATATTTTTTGCTCTGGGTCTATTTGTAAATTTTGATACAATTGAGACGCGACTGCTATCTCATCAGCGTTGTTTCCCAATCCTGAGCTATCTTTTATGCCAAATAATTTTGGACTCGTTATTCCGTGAGCTGTAAATATCTCTTCTCTTATTTGGTTATTTAAGTTTATAAATCTCTCATCTTGTCCGTTAACTGGAATAGGTGTAATTTGAGGATGGTCTGAAGCCTGGTCAGTAAAAGATAAAAGAGGCTTTCCAGCATTATCTGAGCCTGTCGCATAATCTTTAAAACGTCTTTCGATTTGATGCATCTCTTCCTCTGTTGGTTGACCGTTGTTAAAACTAATCACATAACCCGCTGAAAGATTGTTTTTAATGTTACTTAACGTAAAGTTTGCAATCTGAGCGTCTGACTCTAAATAAGGTATCGCTGAAACATAGTCAGGTAAAGGATAAACTCCTACGTCTGGTCTATATTCTTTGTAATAAATTAAGTAATCAACGTCACTCTTTGCGCTATCGTCATAAGGAAAATGTTGTAATATTTTAAAATCCTCGTTATTTTGTGGGTTTCTAGCTGACCAATCGTCAGTATAGTAATAAAGATTATTTTCAATACCACATCGAATATCGCAAAAGTCAATATGATTAACAGCGGCAATCTTACCATTTTTAGACATTCTAACCTGTAAAGAAAAACCTCCGTAAACTTTTTTGTCTTTTGCTAATTTACTAAGTAATTCGTCAAGGTTTTCGTCTTCGTTTGGTGTTTTTAAAAACGCCTCAATATAAGCCTTCTCAGTAAACGATAAATTGGCCTGTATACT